CAGCTCACGACCCGCTTTAATAACTTCTCCACGAGTCTTTGGACAGTGAAATGCATCTAACATAAACTGTGGGAATGTCTTGTTGACTTCTTCCCCAATTTGATCGTAGAGTTGAACTACAGTTTCTTTAGTCCAAGGAATTAATCCTTTTTCGATATCCTTCTGCAAAGTGCGAAAAGCACTAAAATAACAACTGTCAGTGTCACCATATATAATTGCCTTTCCGGTATGATTGTTTTCACCTGTAATAATTTCATTAACTTTACCAGCCATGTGTTTTGCAATTGCACGACCAGTTAGGGTAGTTGATTGACCGATGCGCTTATCAAAGAATCTACAACCCGGATTCAAAATAGCACCATACAAACTATTCAAGTTAATCTTCTTGACTAATTGACGTTTGTCCCAGTATTCTTCTTCAATCTTATTGCCGGCTTTGATAGTGTCTTTAAGTTTGGCCTGCATCTCTTTACGTTCAGCATACCAACGCTTTAGCAAGCCGGGAATAATACCTTCTTTCTCATAGGTAAAGATAGTTCCATTAGCACTGAGTATAAATGGTTGATTGCTGTCAAAGATTAACTTGTACACTTCGGCAGCACTGAGTATGTCAACAGTTCCTTCCTGCCAGTCGATGGTAATCTCTGTACCAACTTCTTGATTCATAACAGCAGTGTATTCAATAGATCCAAACATACCTTCCCATGCACTTGCAAACGATTTGCCCTTGGCCACTAGGTTGTCAATATACTCTTGAGTCAAAGTTTGACGCAGTTGTCCTACAATAGTTTCTGGACCCATGTTCAATGCACGAATAGCTGACGGATACAGACTGTTAATGTCCAGTGAGCCAATCCAATCATGAATACCTTCTTTAGGATAAGCAACATACGCACCAGCGGCACTATTGTCAGCTTCTTCGTCACGTACTGGACGATTAGGAACTTGGAATCCTCGCTTGTGAGCTTCGTTAATAATGGCCTGCTCAGTCACAGCCACGGCACCCATTGTAGTTTGTAATAAAACAGTACATTCATGTGCCAGTGTATTAGACAAGTCTAGGAACTTTAGTTTCTTATCAAGTTTATCTAGCAGAGCAGTATCTTGTCTGTTATAGATAACAAACTTACGGAAGTCATTGTTATACAATTGATCCAATGTGCCTTCGTACTGTGTCTTGGTCTCGCCTACTTCCATTTCTCCGATTGCATCCAGTCGGTAAGTGTGACGTTCTTCATAGGTGTACTTGCGGTACAACTCGAGACTGTCCAGATGAACACGACCAACCAGGTCATAAGTAACAGCCGCTTTTCCATATTTTTCGTATTCTCTTTTCTTAGGGTATTGATCCCACAGACACAGTCTACGTGTATCGTCTTTACTGAGTACTTTAATAATACGATTGACAGTGTATGGCATATCAAAGCCTTCACTGTTCCACCCACTTAAAATATCTGCGTCTTGGATTAGATTTAAGAACGTATCAAGCAGGTCTGCTTCATTGTCAAAAATGTGTGTATTAGGCAAATCTTTAACAAGTTCTTCAGCCTCAGCAATAGTCATGCCTTTTGGGGGTATAGCTAAACAGACTAGGGTGTCTAACCATTGTAGGTGAACAGCAATCGCAGTAATCGGCATAAATGCGTCCTCTGGACTAGCATAGCCGCGTTCCGGATCAAAGTCCACCTCAATATCCCAGAAAGCTACATTGAGCTTCGGAGCTTCTGCATTTAAGTAATGCTCGCTAAGTGTTGAGAAGATTGGATTAATATCTGCTTCATACAATTTTTTATTGTTATGAATAGATAGTTCTTTACGGAAGTCTTTGGAGTTCTTACAGATGACCCTGCTTAACGGCTCTCCATAGATGCTCTGGAATTTGCCCTTGGGATCAGTGTGATAAAACGTGTAGCGTACTGGAAACTCTTTAAAGACTCGTTTACCTTCCGTACTACGTTCTACAATTTTTACAATATCAGCGTCGCGCTGAAAAAATGCATCTACATACAAAATAATTTCTCCTATGCAATTTGAGGCTTGCAAATACCTACTATGCGGATTATGGCCCGCCGACCTTCTAACTGTATTTAATTAATTATCATTCTAATCAGGCCGACGGTGTCGATACTGACCAGCAAGATATAATTAGCCAACATACCAAAGGAACGCCTACTATAAGCGCACCAAGCATATATAGCACATCCACAAATCCATATTGGATAGAGAACAAGTAGTGGGGGGTTTGGTACGGTGGTTGCCATAGTGATAGAACAACCAATAGAAATAGCCCAAGCAATGACCTCAAGACAAAAACGTACTCGATGACTTGCATAATCCTCTCGGATCCAGTTGAATGTTCCGCCGAATATTTCATTCATTACTCGGGTAACCTATTGGTTACACCCAAAATCATTTCAATATCATTCCACGCTTGTTCGTGCTCTTTCCAATTGTCTTTGTGTGCAATAGAAATAGCTCTATTAATAATACTTGGTTTGACTTCCAATTCTTCTGCTACTGCTTTAACCGTTTCTTTGAGCCCTTCTTTCAGATCCTCAATTTCTCGTAAAACGGTTGAGCCTTCGTTGATAAGTCGTTCTAGTTTGGCCTTTTCTTCGGGCCCATACATACGTGTTGACATAATGTCTCCTAGTTAAAAGTTATTATACATTAGTTATCGTTGTAAGTCAACAACATCAAAAATAAACTTAGCCAAATGCAGTTGACTGTATTGCCAAAGTTTGCTATAATACTAGCATGAAGAAACTAATCCTACCCTTTATTTTAGTGTCTCAGTTGGCAGTTGCTCAAACTCCCAAATGGGATGATCCTTCAACCCCGTTTTCCACCAAAGAAAATGAACATCAAACAATGCTTATAACATGGAAAACTGTAGACAACATACAGAACGTATGTAAGGAAGAACATAAAAAGCGTGGATTCGGCGCATTTAATTATGCAGTAGATGCTTGTAGTTTTTGGAATAATGCTACTAAAACATGTACTATCTATACAAGAAAGACTCCCACAATGCACGACATTGGACATGAGATTAGGCATTGTTATCAAGGTAATTGGCACTGATAAAAAAAGCACCCTAGGGTGCTTTTTATTTGACTTAATTTTTATTAAGTGCCAGCGGCTGCTAAATCTGCATTGGCAGCTTGTTGACCTGCCGTACGTTTATCGCCTTTCGCTCCATTATTAATAGCATTGATTAGACCATTATAACGCTTTAGCATTTCAATATCAGCTGGGTCTTGACTATTTTCTAATTCAGCTGCCATAGCATTTAACTCAGCTACCTCTGCTGGATCAGCGGCAGCGTTTGGCGTTTCTACTGGAGCAGGCGCCGCAGCCGGAGCAGCCGGTTTTGGAGCAGTTGGCTTGTTAGCAGCGGCCCCACCACCTAATGGCACTGCCATTCCAGCAGCACCTGCTGCCGCAGCACCTGCCGCAACCTTACCAGGATTACGAGCAATCGCTGCTCCTGTTTTAATTCCTTTAGTAGATGCAGTTGTACCAGCCGCAACATTTTTTAAATTAGTAGCCGCTGGATTAGCAATCCCCTTACCAACTCCGCCAACAAAATTCTTAGCAGCGCCCCATGCATTTCCAAGCCCCCCAGCGGCACCTTTAATAAGGTCCATTGCACCTGCTTCGGCTATTTGTGGTTGTGATTCTATTTGAGCCAGACGATCTCTTAGCTCTGCAATTTTTTGTGCTTCTGACATAGTTGTTCCTTTAAATTGTTCTGCCACGGCTGTGCCGGGAAATTGTTTCATAGCAGCTTGAGTAGCTGGCCCCATTTTGCCATCTGCTGTAATTTTAGCACCTTTGGCTATTAATTGTTTTTGTAAGGCAATCACTTTTGGATCTGCACCCGGAGGTGCAGGTGTTGTTACAGGAGCCGCAGCCGGTTTAGCCTGAGCAACTGCTGTTGCAGGAGCGGCCGCAGCCGGCTGTGCCGTACCATCTTTTGCCACCGCCGTTGCAATTTCTTGTTCATCAGGCATCCAACTACCTGTACGCATTTTATCACGAATTGCCTGCACGCCTGTTCCAATTAAACTTGCAGCAGTACCAACTACCGGAATACTAGATGCTGCACCTGTTGCAGCAGATATAGCTGCACCAGTAGTATCACCAGCTTGCTGTCTTGAGTATGCATCTTGTGCAGCCAATGCTAGTCCGACTCCAGGTAATGCCTTGCCTAAAAATTTACCACCCGCTTTCAATGCAGTGCCTGCTCCGGGCGGTGCTGCAAATTCGTTTAGAATTTCTTTAGATTCTAAAGATCGAATTTTAGCAAGTGACTCTACGAGTGGATCGTACATTTTAATATCTAATGTTCTTAATTGCTAATAAAGTTTGATCGTCGGCATATTGTAATGTTTCTTTGACTGCTGGTGCTGCCCCAGTAACTCCGCCTGTCTTCTCTAACTTATCCATTAACGCTTTAAATTTTGCACGGGTAGCTGCCACTGCTGCATCACCACCTGCACCACCTGCTGGAGGTTTTCCGGTTTACTAGCTGCTGGAGGTTTTCCACCTTGCCCAGCTGCTGCCGCCGCACCACCGGGAAGTTCACCAGCATTTTGGTCAACAGTTCCAGTCGGTAATGCTGCCGCAGGTTTATTCTGAGGAAGGTTAGGATTGCTTCCTGGTACATATGGAGTACCGTCGCTATTGGTTGCTGCAACACCTCCTGGGCCTGTAGTAAGTTTGCTGCCGTCGCCCATGTCTTGTGTAGCAGTTTTATTCTTAGGTAGATTTGGATTGCTTCCTGGAATATATGGGTTACCTTCGCTATCAGTTGCTGCCACTGCGCCTGTCTTAGGATCAGTAGTAAGTTGACTACCATCGCCCATGTTTTGTGTATTTCCTGTCGCTGGCGCCGCCGGTTTTGCTAATCCGCCGCGTGTCACTGCCGCCGCAGGTGCAACAGCGGGTGCAGGTGCAACAGCGGGCGCCGCCGGACCATCCTTAAATCCCATCTGCTTGGCAATTTTTTGATCTTCTGGATCAGTAAAATGGCTTAATGGCACAGCATCTTTGCCCAGTACTCTAGCTACAATGTACGGATCTTGTGGATTAGCTTTCCCCATTTTTGCCTGTTGTTCAGGAGTAAATGCAACTTCACTAACTTGTTCTTCTTCTAAGTCATAGCCAAATTCTTCAGCTAGGCTGCGAGCAATTGAACTCTTAAAAGTAGTTTCTCGAATGACTACAGGAGCCTTTACTGATTCTGTAATAACTTGTTTTGTTTCTACAGACTCCATTACGGGTTGTGTAGTGTTAATTGTTTCCAACTTCTGCATTAATGCTTTTAAGTCCATTTTGTTCCCCAAATATTCTATTATATATTTATGCTCACTTTACAGTTTACGGTAGCGAATCGCTCGCTGTGGGCAGCAGCCTCCCCACACTACGGTAACGAGTTACCGGTCCTAAGGTGTGTTAGTGTTATTCTTTTGATGTAGCCCTTAGCATCCAGCTGTGTTTGCGATGTGCATCCATACGTTCTGCTATGAAATTACTTAACCCATTTTCACCTGCTTGTTCAGCAAGATCATAAACCATTTTTAATAATTTAACCATTTTATCGCTATCTTGCAATAATTCTGCAATCATAGCCCTGTCTTCGAGCATGTTTAATTCGTCTTCGACTTGTGTTAGCATTGAAAAGCGTTCAAAGCTAGCAGGAGTATATGATCCTAACTTGCGGATGTTCTCTGCAAATCCGTCAATACTGTCATATACTTCACTATAGATAGTATCGAATAATGCATGTAGTTGTGGAAACAACGGCCCTTCTACATTCCAGTGAAAGTTTTGTGCTTTTAATGCAAAGCTGTACTCAGAGGCAAATGCCACTTTCATTGCTTGTTTTAATTCATCCATTATTTCTTACCTGCTTTCTTTTTAGCAATAGCAATAGCTGCCTGTTGTGCAGGATTAGCAGCTTCATCATATTTGTTATATTTGTCTCTAATCTTGTCAAGGTCTTTACCTTCTCGACCTGCCTCTGCTACTTTCTTTTTAATTTCACCAGTGTTAGGGTTCTCATGATCACCCTTGTTTACACCGCTTTTGTAGACTTTCTTTTCTGTGCTTGGACTGATATAATAATCACCTTTGGCATCCCGACCTATACTTTTTACTCGATACTTAGCGCCGCTATCCCCTTCCGCCACACCTTGCGATTCATTGGGCACACAGTTGTTGACTCTAACTCCACCTTTGATCTTAGTACCTTCTTTATGTTTACCCTTCCAGCATTTAGGATCAAGACGTTGCTTAATAGCTTCTTCTACTTTATTTCTTAAATCTAGTAGTTCTTCTAATCCTTCTGATATATCGTCATCGTCCTTATCAAGGATAGGAGTTTGTTTATATCGACTTGCCGGACCTTCTCCGCTAGGCTTTCGACCTTTTTCTCCGTGACCGTCATCATAATCAGTTTTAGTATGTTTGATACCGTGTGCTGTTTTTGTAACAACGCCGCCTTTGTGAGTTGTACCAGTTTCTTTATCGTTACTAAACACTTCTGATACATCGTTAGCATCATTAGCAAATTGTTTTTTAGTTGCTTTAACAATACCGCTGAAACGTTTGTCACCTCGTTTAAAGTCGCCTTCTTTATCAGCCTTGCTTGCATCGGCACCTGCTTTCTTTTTATAGCTAGCAAGTGTATCATTACTTAATTCGTTTACTTTTGTAGCCACACGCTCAGCTAATCGGCGACTACCATCTTTACTACGCTCGGCTGCTTCATTTAATTCTTGTTCTACAGCTTTAAAATACTTACCAATCATCGATGGCGAAGCACCTTCGGCCACATTAAGTACTTGTACAGTTATTGTTTTTTTGGCAGGATCTGCGTAATGTTGCATAGCAATAGATTCAGCGGCAGTGGGGCGATTTAATGGTCCCTTACCTTCGCTAATAAACTCAGATTTATTAGAAGCTGAGTCTATTGCTTGAAGTATACGCTTCATGTCCATATTAATTAACGTTTAATACCAGCAGCAGTAAGTGCGTCTGCTCGGTCTTTGTAACCTTTAATGCCTGGCTTAATGTCTTTAGCTGCTTTGCCGATAGCTGCCTTTACTTTTGGAGAAGCATCGCTAGCATTAACATGTTTCATTGTAGTTTTCTCTTGGTGAGTTTCTTCATACATACCACCACATTCTTTTAGACCGTGTACTGGACATGACTTACCTTTAGGTGTATGGTTGCATTTGCCTTCTCCAAGTGCAGCACTTGCTCCTGCTTTCTTTAGATCTTGTTGTGTAGCTCTCATTCCTGGTACTGTGGTTGTTGCTGTTGCTGGGATTCCAGATTTTTGTGGAGCACCACTTATCGCTTGTTCTTTTACTTTGGCAAAAGGATTAACACCTTTCTTTGGACCTGCTTTCTTATCAGCAACTGCTTTCTTCATCGGCTCTTTCTTATCACCATCTTTGTCCATATCTAAGAAGTCTGGCTTCTTACCTTCTGCAACCGATTTATCTCTGTTGTCAAATTTCTCGCTGTCCTTCATACCCCATGTCTTGGCACTCTTTGGACTTTGTTTTAGTTTTGGAGCTTGTGATTTTTTCTCAGCAGCTGATTGTGACTTAGCATGGCTCTTCTTGCCCTTACCTGATTTGTCGTCTGCTTCACCGTCATCTGCATAGCTGGTATTTCTATGAACAACACCAGTGTCAGTTTTAGTTAGTTCGCCAGTGGCAGTTTTCTTTTTGTCGCCTACTTTGGCCTTGTCATCAAATGCTTCTTCTAAGTCTTTTTCTTTTGACGCCATTTTAGCTTTGGCTTTTTTAGCTTCAACTTTAGCTTCGGTTAGCTTCTGTGCAAATGCACGACGAATGCTTTCTGAATACATATCGCTGTTTTCAATGGCGCTACCGTATTCGCTAATCTTCATTTCGTATTCCATGTAGTGATACACAGACGCAATGTAGTCAGCAGCTTTGGTAATCTTGGCTTGTACCCAGCCCTCTAATTCTTGATCTTCACTGATCATCTTGAATAGCTTAAAGCTGTATTGAGCGCATTTAAATAGATCAGCACGAGCCATTTTTGCTTCGTGATCGTCTGGGCGGTGAAAGTTATCTTGCATTTTGAGAATTCTCCAATATCGTTGTATTTATCGTTTTAAGCTACCACCAGTCAGTAAATTGTTAGGCATATCTAATGCGTTTTTTACTGTACCGTTTTTATTCTTACCTGCTTTTCCTGCTTTGTTTTTGTAAACAGGCCCGACTGCAACATTGCCTGCGCTAGTGCCCCCGGCAGTTGCATCTTCTTGTAAATTTAATGCATCTATATCAAAGTATTCCGGGTGATTCTTGTTAAAATGACGCATGATAATACCAGCTACTGCATTTGCTTGATTTTCTTGAGGACTACCTGTGTTTCCACTATCCGGGCTATCTAACTTATGTTCTGTAC